GCCCAGCTCGCCAGCGTCTTCAACCTCGCCTACTTCCTTGTAGGTGAGAGCCTTCAAAGCCAGAATCGCGGCTGCGATGCTCGAGGCATCTTCGCCATAGGTAACGTTGTGGGCCGGGCCGATCGATAGCGTGACGCCGGCAGAAGTTTTAATAGCCATGTTGCCCTCCAGGGCGCGGATGAAAAGAAAAAACCCGCTCAATGGCGGGTGCTGGTGTTGCTCGGCAATATCAGTGCTGGGTGATGATTCGAAGCGTGACGGAGCCCATGTAGGTCACGCCATCCGGCTCACGATTGGTGCCAGTGCGCAGGACACGGACCGAGACGGCGGCGCCGGTGCTCAGCGCCAGCGGCTGCTCGTCTAGGGCCTCAGCAATTGCGGCGTTGATGCGCTTTACCTCGGCCTGGCCTTTGTAGTTCGACCAGACCGACAGGTAGAACAGGCGGTTTTCTCGCTTTCTGCCGGAAATCGGGGTGGTGTTATCCACGGCCTCATAATCGAGGGTCACGTAGGGATAAGGCGTGCCATTAGGCACGGCGTCGTACACAGGCACAGACTGGGCCGCAAGTGCCGCGGTCAGCCGCTGATACAGCGCCGTCTGTAGCGCAAGCGATGGATCACTCATTTGGCCTCCCGGGCGGCCATTGCAAGGGTGCTGGTAATAGCGTTCCTGATGAGCAAGACAATGTCGTCCCGGTGCAGGTCGATAGAGGGTCGCAGCCATGGGTGTGCCGGGCGTGCGGCAATCACGCCATTACCGAACTTGTACTGCTTGGTGCCGTACTCCAGAAATTTCCCATAGAAAAACTTCCGGTTGTCGCGCTTGCCACGGATGCCGATCTGCGCATCCAGCCCGGATTTCGATACGAACGCCTCCAGAGCCTCTTCCGCCTTGTGGGTATCCTTGGGAATCAGGTCCTTTTGAGTGGCCAGGACCATCTCGGATGCCCGGACCATCGCTGGACGGAGATCGCTTTCCATCTGGTTGCCGATCCGCCGCAGCAGACCGCGCAGCTTGAAATCACCACGGGAACGCCTGGCCATATCAACCCCCTGCTTTCAATTGAGATGCTGGCACCACCGAACACAACAGCCGCAACATCGTACGGTCGTTGTCCAGCAGTGACGCCTCGATCAGATAGACGATGCTGCCGTGGAGCAAGCGCAACCCGGCGATCAGGCCCGGGGATGGACGGCAGCGAATCTCCGCCGATATCTGCGCCTCGATCTGCTGGGCCACCACGGCAGTTCGCCCGGTCGGCATCGTGATTTCAGCGCGGAGCTTGCGCAATTCAATCCAGCCGCTTTCCCCGCCGCCCATACCGTCGCTGGTTTGCTGGTAGCTCATGACCGAGCATTCATGACGCAATCGACCGGCTCTCATCAGACCCCCAGCCCTACGCGATAAGGGCTCAACAAAGAGCGCGAACCCTGCGGCAGTTCTGCCACACTGACACCCACCACGGTGTCTTCGCGGTTTGCATACAAGTTGCCGAGGATCAGCAGGCAGGCGGCGGTGATCGATTTGGTGATGACGATCGGATCATCGCCAGCAGTACCGGCCAGCACGGCCTCAGCCATCGCGTCGGTGTCGGCGTAGAACGACCGGTTGAGATACATGGCTGCCGATTCTTCAGCCGCCTCAAGCTTGAGAAGAACGTCTGAACGGTCGACCTCCTCCGCCCGGCAATGCTGCATCGCCACTTCGATATCGATCACCGACATGATCAGGCGCCTTTCGCTGGTTTCTTGGGCTTCTCGGTTTTTGGCGAGATATCTACCGAGCCGCTGGTGAGCACGCCCGCCGAAACGCCTTCGTCATCACCCAGGGTCACCGCCGGTTCATCCTCGGAGGTGTCCGGCTCGGCGTACCCCTTTTGGATGAGCTCACGACCGTGCTGCTCGATGGTTACGAACGACGTCCCTTCCACCAGGGTCTCGCCGCCCAGGTACAACGGCTTCAAGGTTTTCAGTTTCATGGTTGCCTCCAGTGGGCTGCCGCGAGGACAGCCCGGTCAGGGGTTAAGGTGCTGCTGGCGGGGTGAACGAACCGTAGATAAAGGCTTCCGGGCGTTTCACCGCCAGCGCGGCCCGCTCTTCGCAGCGAATCGAGATGAGGTTCTTCTCGAAGTCGTCGGCGTTTTCGGTGGAGATCACCACGTTAGCGTCCTCACGATCAAACAGCTGAGCGCCGGTCTGGAATGCCCCGGTCAGGAACTTGCCCTGGAAGCCGGCGGCCTCGGTGGCCACCACCGGCAGACCCCACAGCATCGGACCGGCCAGGCCCAGCGGATTCGCCAGGATGTAACGGCCCAAGCTGTCCTTGGTCAGCTCGATCTTCGCCCAATCGATGAAGTGCAAGACGTGACCGCTGGCAGGCAGGCGAGCCAGTTGCGCCTGCAGCATGGCCAGGCGCAGATCGTCGATACCGGTCTGACCTTCAACGTCGAACGCAGCATCGAAGACGGAGGCCTGCGGCACGATGCCGTGCAGGTGCACACCGGTGCCGTCACCGAAGAGAATTTCCTGCTCCTCGGCGTACTTCAGGCCGTAGCGCATTTCCACGTCGATGGTGGACTGCAGCTGCGCGAAGTCGTCCAAGATTTGCTTGGAGGCTTTGAACATGTGCGCGATGGTGGACACAGCGGTCAGCTTCGAAGCGAACGTGATGTTGGAGTACGGCTTTTGCGTGCCCTCGGCCACGACCTTCGCAGCGTTGGTGAAGCCGGTCTGCTGAACCCAGAAAATCGCAGGGGACGAGGTACGACCGGGCGCGATCAGGTCACGAATGAACAGGCGCTGTTTCGGTGCTACGTCAATGCCTGGCAAGCGCTGGGGTTCAACGACGCCCTGGGCCACATCGGTGGACAGTAGCGCGGCGCTGACGGGGATGTTGACCCGCTTGCCGCCTTCCAGGCTGGCTGCAAAAGCCTTCAGGGCTTCGCTTTTCACCACGGTAGCGCCCAGGCCCTCGCGGGTCTGGGGCGAACTGGCTGCTGGCAGTCGGGCGAATTCCTGTTCCAGCTCACCCAGTTGCGACTTGAGTTGCTTTTCGGCTTCGGTCAGCGAGTTGAATTTCAACGCAAGCTCGTCGACCGTAGCCTTCGTTTCAGCAGACAGAGAGCCCGCTTTCTTTGCTTCGCCCAAGGCGGCCTCGGCCTTCGCGCTGAACTCGCTGGAGGCCTTGGCCAGCTCAGCGGAGATGTTCTTTAGCAGTTCGGTTGTATCGGTCATTGGTCAATCTCCAGGTACTTGTGAGGCTGCCGACTTGAATGAGGCAAGGGCCTTTTCCAGATCAGCAATTGCATCGGCCGTGACGGCCTGAGGTTCGGTAGCGCTCGGCGTACCAGAGCCGGTAGCGCTTGGCGTACCGGTTTTGAGTTCTTGAATCATTGCCCGCCGCTCGGAGCGGGGCATGCCCTGCTTGGCCAGGATCACGTCAAGGCGGCGGGCGGCAATTTGCTGTGGGCTGGAGGCCTTGGTCCCTTCCTTCAGCTCTGCGCTGTCGAGCAATGAATCCGCAAAGCCCTGATCTACCGCATCTCCGCCACCGATCCAGCTTTCAGCATCCATCAGCACCTGCATCGCGGCGATATCATCACCGGTACGGGCCGCATAGATGCCAGCCATGGCTTTATCGAAGGGCTCCAGGGAATCGGCCATTTCGCGCAGACCCAGGCGATTGGCGGCGATGCCCACCCAGCAGTTGTGGATCATTAGAAAGGCGCCCAGGCCCATGCGGATCTCGTCGCCCGCCATGGCGATCACGGACGCTGCCGATGCGGCAATGCCCAGGATCTTCACGGTCACCTTGCCCTTGTACTCGCGCAAAAGGTTGTAGATCGCCAGGCCTTCGAACATGTCGCCGCCCGGGGAGTTGATATTCACGGTTACGTCGGCGCCGGCCAGGTTGCGAAGCACGGCGCTAACCCGCTTGGCAGTGACGCCATCACCGGTCCAGTAGTCGTAGCCGATGGGGTCGAACATCGAAATGGTGTTCTCGTCATCAGCCGCGGCTCGAATGTCCGGGTTCCACCGCTCGAGCGCCAGCGGGAGCAGATCCGATGAAGCGCTCATGCACGGGCGTTCCGCCGGCGCAGCAGGCAGGGTTCTGATAGTCATGGTTACTCCGCTGGTTCGGTGATGCTGAGGCGCGAAATCGAGATGAGGGCGTGCGCCATGGTCGGTGCGTCAGGGTCGCCGCCGTCCAGCGCGGTACAGATGTCATGCAGCAACTGCCTTGTGGCCTCCCGATCGCCATCCTTGTGCGCGTTGAGCGCCTTCGACATGAACCGGTTGAACTTGGCGGATACGTCGTCGCTGTTTTCCAGGCTTTCCAGTGCCACCATGGCCGACTGGACGGTGTAAATATCGCCGCCCGGGATCGGTGGGAGGTTTTCGAGGCGGCGAACCTCGTTGCGGCTCATCCAGCCATTCATCAGTGCAGTGTTGTACCAAGCGCCACGGCCAGAACTGTCGGCCCGCAGCAGACCCTCTACGGAGAACTCAGCGAAGTACTCCTCGGCATCGACGTCGCCGATCAGACACCTGGTGATTTCCTGCTCAATGTTCACCAGCAGGGGTCGCAGGCTGTTGGTCAGAAAGTGGAGATTCTGCGCCTCAACGCTGGCCGCCCAGCTGGATTGCTTGTCCATGTGGCCGACCATGAAAGGCGGCACACGGAACCAACGGCAGATTTCCTCAACATTGAACGAGCGGGTTTCCAGCATCTGGGCCGCTTCAGGGTTCATTGTGATGCCCTGGTACTTCAGCCCAGCCTCAAGCGTTCTTCGAACTGCTGAACGCATCCAGCGCCTTCCTCAACTGATCTCGCTGTTTTGGTGTCAGCGTGCCGGCGCCTTGGGCGGCCCCGCCCTCAACGGTCAGAAAACCGGAAGCCTGCAGGCCGTTTGCAAATACCTTGGCCGCCGCTTCTTCCGCCGACATTGCGGCGCCGACGACGTCGCGCCCAGTCGTCACGGGCAGCATCCCGCACACACCATCCAGGCCAAAGCCCCGAATGTGCATCAGGTTCTTTTCCGGGATTTCCCGCTCGGTGCCGTTCTCGGTGTAGGTGTACTTCAGGCGGCCATTTTCCTGCCGCTTGACCGTCATGCACTGGGGCATGAGCGGGTTCAGGGCTACGAGCCGACTACCAACGAACTTCTTCTCCACGAATGCGTTGCCGCGAAGACAAATGCTGGCCACCACCATCAGCATGAAGCGCTGAGGCGTCATTTCTGCGTTAGGTGAGCGGCAGAGCACGCGGAACAGAGGATGATCCTTCGCTGACTCCCTCGATCCATCGGGCAGGCGCCGATAAAGTTTCAACGGAAGCGTAGAAACCGACTCGGACAGCAGCCGAACGCACGCCCATACGGTCGACAATCGGATCGCACCGTCGACCGTCACGCTTTTCCCGCTGTTCGATGTGCCGAACCACTCCTGCCAGAAGGTTTCGGTGGTGAGACCTACCGGAATACCCAGCCAGCTCTGAAGAGCAGAGCGAACCCGCCCCGGTTGCTTTTTGCTCGCCATCAGAGTCCTGCCATTATCGGATCATCAAAAAAGTCGTCGACGTTCCCGCGTGCCACCGGGTTGCGCGACATGAGTTCAACGGCGTTGAACAAGGCCATCAAGGGGTCGATCTTGGCGGTACCGGATGCCTGCTTGGTGATCAGGATCGAGTTGCCCGCCGGCACTACCTTGGCGTTACCACAGCACCAGGCCATCATCGGCTGACCGCCATGGATCAGGCCGCCTTCGGCCAGCTTGCGCTCAGCGGTCTTGATCGCGCCGCCCAGGCGCCAGCCTTGAGAGATGCCAATGACCAATGCCTGAGGAATGCCGACCGCAATCAGCGCATCAAGGATCGCCCCGACACCGGCCGGGTCGACACCGACCATATCCAGCAAGCCGGATTCGTAGATTTCCAGCACCAGGCTGGCCACCTCCTCCACGTCCTGGCCGATCCGTTCGACCAGGATCAGGTCACCGTCCTTTGCGAAGTCATGGAAGCGCGGGGCTTCGCTTTTGCGGCGCTCAAGCACCGACGGGTGCGCCCAGGCTCGTGTCCAAGCCAACCATTCGCGGGTCACCGCGTCGCGGCCGACAGCCGCAAGCCCCAGAAGGTCGTCCAGGCCGCCGCCGTCGATCCCTACGTCGATGACCTCGCAGCGCTTGATGAGCTGCTGCAGGGTCACCTTCTTTACCTTGCCCTGCACTTCCCAGAACTCAGCACCAGCCCAGCGATTCGCCCGCAGGTTCATGCCTATTTCGACATTGAGATGTTTGGCGAGAAACTTGCGCCGGGCCCCCGGCTCCTTGGCGGCCTCTTTGACCATCTGGTCTTCCAGCCACTCACGGCTCACCGACCTGCCCATGTTCGGGTTGGTGATGTAGAAGTTTTCCGGCTTGAGGTATTCCTCAGTCTCCACCATCGCGGTCGGGAACTCGTAGAGGACACCGAGCGATTTCTTGTCCTGGATCTTTCCGTCCCGGACATCGCGGTAGTAGTCGAGCTTTTCCTTGAATACGCCAGCTGGAGGCTCGTCGCTCTGGGTAGAGAGGAAAATCACGAAGCCTTCGTCGCGGGAAATCTGCCCGCCGGTGGCCTCCATCAGCATCGCATCCGCGTTCGGGCGCTTGCCGAATACCCATAGTTCGTCGATGAGGATCTTTCCGGACTTCTTACCCGAGACCGTGTCGGAGTCCGCCGCCACGACCTTCAACGCTGCCTTTGTCGTCAGGTGAGTAATCGTTCGTATGTGATCCTGGACGAGCAGCATCTTTTCCAGT